GGCTTTTCAGGAGCGGAGGCTGCCGCTTGAGCAGCAGCCTCACGTTCCTTCATCCGCCTAAAGGCGAAGAGACCCATCAGGAGCTAGCGCCCTTCAGAGCCACGAAGCTAAGCACGATGGCCTCGCTAGCAGTCGAACCAACGTTCGCCACAGTGATCTTGAACGAACCAGCAGCAATGCTGTTGGCTTGAACCAGATAGCTGCCAGCAGTACCGGCAGAGCTGTGGTTGACCACCACCACGTCAGTGGCAGCGATCTTGTCGTTGTTGACCGTGAAACTCACCTCAGCAGCACCAGCAAGCTCAGCGCCTGCCATGGTGATCTGACCGGACGCTGTATTGAGCGTCACGGCTGTTCCTTTGTTGGTGGCCTGAGTGACAGTGCCGCCAGTGGTCGGGCCAATCAGAGAGCCCGCTGTTGCCTCAAAAATGGATGCCATGGTTAGTTACCTCGATCAATCAAGAGCAGAAGTCGAAGTAATACGAACAATGCCGATGTTGTTCGTCTCAAAGACCTTGGTCCAGTTGCCCACGGTTTCGAGCTGTGCCCGAGTGGGGTTGGAAACGGAGGTGGAGAATTTACTTCCGATGGGGTGGTAGACGTAGTGGAGGTCGATAGCCATCGCATCGCTCTTGGCGAGGATGTCACGGTCCACGTCAGTCCGCAGTGCAAGTTGCTCACCAGAGCCAACGGCTCCCTGCGTGAACATGTAGCTGGCGTATTCGGTAGAAGCACCGGAGCCAGCAGTCTGCACATCAGCAGAAACGATTACACGCATTCCCATGAAGGTGGGAATAGAAACGTCGCCAAAAGCGTTAGCCAGCGAACCTTGGGTTGCGCCGGAGTCGGGTTGGCCGTTGTTGTCGTAGATGTAATCGAGGGCTCTGCGTTCCTTGAGGTCATAAAAAACCTTCGGGTGGACGCAGATCGCTGCAAGCTTCTCCCCTTGATCACCCAGCAGTGACTGACCTTCGACAATCTGACGTGCAGTCAGTTGCGTAGGGGTGTCGCCGGTTTCGCCATCAACAGCCAAGCCTGCATAAGCAGCAGAGCTGGTGTCGCCCACAGCACCGAACACACCAGCCAAGCAGGACAGAAGATCCTTTTGACGTTGGTTGGCAATGTAGTCAGCAATTTTGTTGCCAATTGCGGCCATGGGGTCCGATCCAGCCGCGAGTCCCGATAAATCTCGCGATTCAAAGGCCCTGCCACGATGCAGAACAGCAGCAACCTGCTTGTCTGCGGTGATCTTGCCGGGAGTCAGTGAAGAGCTGTCGGTTAGACGCTCAAAATCGCCAGCAAGGTTTGCGGCGTAAAATGGGACTTGAATAAAGTCACCACCATCCTCTGCAGCATTCAGCTCCGCCATAGGTTGCACCACACCGGAGGCCAGAAAGGCATCGCGCTGGGTGGTGGCCTCTAAAACGTAGGGCGTGAAAATTTCAGGGATGATGATGTCAGAGCGAAGAGTCGCCATGACAGATCCTCAGAAAAAGATGTTTACGGTGTGGGCGTAACCCGTTCGGCTCTGCGTAGCTTTGCCTTAGTCAACATATTAACGGTTAGCAGCAGCTTTCAACCTTTCATACATATCCCGATCCGTTCGAAAGAGTCGCGACTGTTCTGTGAGGTTGTAGGAGTCTTTGGCAAATGGATTCTTTGTGCCCGGTGGAATGTCGCCACCTGCGCTGCGTCCTGAAGGCGCACCACTGCCAACAGGCTTAGGCGCTTTCTGCATGTAACCCGGCAAAGTTTTGGCCCATTCGCCAATCGGCTTGCGCTCGTAACCGTTGACGACAACAACAGTGCCATCAGCTTCGCGCTCAATCTGATTCGGATTCAGCAGCTGAGCCTTAAAAACAATGCTGGGATCATGCACAACGTCAGCCAACGCAGTGTTGGCCGGTGCGATCAACTCAAGCTCCCGCACTCGCGCCTCAAGCTCTGCAATGCGCTTGTCCTTCTCCTCCGCCGCCTCACGGAATTGCTGCTCCAGAGCCTGTCTGGCTTCTGTGTACTTGCCTTCTGATTCAAGCTTGTTCTGTTCGACGCTGCGTTTGAAGTCAAGCAACTCTTGAACGTCAACGCCGTCAGGGATTGTTTTTGCACTTTTGAGCTTGCCAATTAGCTCAAAGTTCTTTTTCTCTAATGCTTGAATGCTGCTTTTCAGTGCATCCAGCTCGGCATTGTTTGGAGCTGCGGAAGACGTAGTCTCCTGGTTTTGCTCTTCAGACATGAATAACCCGTAAGGTTGTTTTCAGCTCCACTTTACTTTGTCTGCCCAATATGCGGCAGATGTCTTTCCCTTCGCGATATTTTTTGCGTGGCGTGCCTTGAACGACGCACGCTTAGCTTTGTCAGCAGCACTCTCACCTTTGCGCGGACGTTTTGTCTTAGCACCCTGCTGCCCGAACCGAATGAGCTTCGGTTTATCGCCGTCTTTAACGACAACAGCGTGAGACTTGCCGCTCGAATGGTTCGGCGTGCGGATGGGCTTATCAAAGCCCGCAAACGTATGGCCACCGCGTTTGATGCTCATCGTTTCTTGTTGTAGCGGGCGTAGATCGCAGCATCAGCTGTCCGCGCCTTGTCACCCCGCATGTAGCTGTTGACCCGACCCATGGCCCAAGCTGCCATCGGCACATTGCGAGAACCGCTGGACAGGTAGGCACCCTGACCCTTGCGGTACACAGCAGCAAGCTCGCCGTAAAAGAATTTGGACTTCTCAGCCTTTTCTTTTAGAGACTTTTTTGTTGCGGCGCTTAGTGGTTTTCTTTTTGGTGCCACCTTGCTTAGTCCTCGATGCAGAAACAGCTTTGATGTCGATGAACTCCCCAGCCTTGTAGGCATCGGCAGTTCGCTTGATCTCACGGGCCTTGGCAGAACGATTCTTCGCACCCGACAGGTACTTCTTAGGCAGGCCGGTGGCCTTGTCCTTCGGAACTCGCCGCTGCTTCCGTGCCATTACTTTTTCTTGGCGCCCTTTTTCTTTTTCTTTTTAGGGGGACGACCCATTTTTGAGCCGTAGGTGCCAGGGCCTTTAGGCATCACTCAGCCTCCGTAGGTGCTTCCTTTTTAGCGGACTTTTTCTTGGCCGTCGCTTTGGGCTTGGTTTCACCGCCCTGCGACTTGAACTGGTACTTAGCAGGAAGAGTCATAAGGGGTAACGACGTTTGAGCTGATCCAAGGTTAGCTCTGAGCCGTCTTGACTTACAAATTTGCGTATAGCAACTGTTGGGCCGAACTTTTCAGTCAGTCGATTGAAGTACGGAACCTTTGCTGCACCCAGCACGTCGGCTTTGACTTCCTTGGGTTGCTTGTCCAGCCATTCGCCATAAGTCTGATTGCTTGGCACGGTGTCACCACGTCTTGCACGCGATGGGCCAAAAGCAGTGTTGGGCCTGCGTAGTTCTGTTTGCGGTGGTCGTGCAATACCAAGCCCGCTGTAGTCAATGATCGGCACAGTTGTAGAACGACAGTTGAAGTGCTGCGGTGGTGTTGGGCCTTTGCCGTACTCAAACGACCTGCCATCCAAAGAACGACAGATGGGTGATGTCCTGCTGTCTAACGTCGCGACGTAGCGATAACGCTTGGTCACATCTTGATTGGCCTTGTAAACCTGCTGGCTCGTTTCGTTTGCTATCTGATTAACGCTGGTGCGCACCATGGCCATGACCTGATGATTTGCAACCGCAGTAAGTTCGCCACCAGCCTGCGCTAACTGCCGTACTGACAGCGGGCCTAAATCACCAAACCGCAAACGGCCTTTCAATCGTCGTGCAATCTTGTCTGTCGATTCGCCAGTCAGCAGCCCGTTGCGTACTGTCTTGGCAAACAAATCAGCCTGTGATTCAGCAAGGCCACGGAATGACTTGGCAAGCACTTTGCCATTAGGCAACGTCACCGCTGTGCCCTGCGTTGCCGTGAGCTGAAAAATAGAAGGTGCCCCCGTGACCGCTGCTTGCAGGTCATCGCTTAACGCCACCACATTGATCTCAGTTGGGTCAATGGTTGCCACAGACTGCGCAAACTGCGGGCTGATCTGCACGCTACGGATTTGCTCACGCAGATTCACTGGCAATGCTTGCCGCAGCTCATTAGCGACACACTCGCTTTGCAACTCC